AAGCAACCGCCGATGGTCCACAACGAGCACATGCACCACCAGTCTGGGACACTCGGATGGCGAGGTTACGAGTTTGAAGATGAGGATGATTGGGATGCGCATGAACGTTGGATGGAGCTGCAAAAGAATGACGATTGGCGCACACATACCATCATCTGCGCGCGGGGCACGGCGCAGGACCAGAGTTATGTGCGCTGGTTCATGCAGCACTTGAGCCAAGCTGAGATCCAACAGCTCATTCAGAACGTGCCTCAGATGGTCGCACAGCTTGGCGTGGAGATCGATGAGGTCATCAATCCACAGTCGCTTGTGGAGAAAAATGAGGGTGCTTCATCTGAGGACGATGAGTACTCCCTTCCTGACAGCGACGCGAGCTTGTACGATGGTTACGACGACAGCTCTGAGCTAGATGAAGATCTTCAATGGGCATACCAGACGCGGGCGGCTTGGCGCCGTGAACGTTTGGAGCCTGAGGAGTATGCAAAAGGTGCATTGGTAGCATTGTATGCAGAATCCGAAGTCTTCACAGCTCGTGAGCCGCTGTTGAGTGCGATTTACCACAAGGAGCATCCCACAAAGGCCGTGCCGAGGCCATGGGCTCTGCTCTTCCGAGCTCTTGATGAAATCCCCAACGCAACGGAGGACGAGGCGAGGTTCTGGTTCCAGGAGCAAATTCGTGCGCAGAGTGGCAAAGTGGAGGTCAAGACAGATGAGGCGATCTCTGAGACGACCACGAAGCGCACAGAGGGAATTTTGGAAGTGGACGAGACTGCCCCGGCGGTGACAGAGAAGGTGGAAGAGATGGAACCACCCATGCCTGCACACCTGCCAGGGCCCGAAGCCAAATTCCTCATGGAGAAGGTGTTCACCGAGGTCATTGTGCTCGATTCCTCATCAGCGGTCGGCACGCAGTTCAAGACGATCTCACACCCCGACTGGGCGTACGCTTACTCGCAAATTACGGACGTCCTTAAGAACGCTGCGCTCTGGCGCGGCGATGTCGAGGTGACAATCAGCAGCGACGGTTCGGAGTTCCACGCTGGCAGTTTTGTGGTGGCGCTGCAGCCTCACTGGGACCCGGCCTGGGACGCTACGTACATGAAGTACAAAACCAGCCAGGATCTTTCTGCTGGTTCACAGCTGCAATGCTGGATCTACCACGTGAACGAGAGGCGCCCACTCAAGATCACGATTCCGTTCGCTGGACCGAACGACTGGATGCGCACGTCGAATGAGTCGCAGGCGGGCATTGGTGGAAATTTGTACTTCTACGTGATGAGCACGGTGAGAACCGTGACTGCTACGACCACGCCGAAGGTCAATATCACGATTTCGTACCAGCTGAAGAACATCACTATCCAAGGACCATCGCTTGGAGTCAGCACCAACATCTGGCCGCAAGGGAAGCAGGGAGCAGCCGGGAGGATGGGTGCTGCAATGGGCGGTGTGATGAATGAGGAGATTGCTCGAAGCAAGGCAGCCATGAACGCCAATATCAGCAGAGCGACTGCTGACATGGCGGCGCGCATTCAATCGAACCCGATCAGCCGTCTGGCCGGGGTTGCGCTGACGCTGCCGAGCATGATTGGAGATGCGGTCGCTCTTGACAAGCCGTCGAACCTACAAATGACGCAGCCGTTCACCCCGAGGGCATGGGCCGGGCTGGCTGAAGGTGCGGGACTGGACTCGGCTGTCAAGTTGGCGATCAACCCAACGGCACGTGTATCTGCGATGCAGACAAAGTTGAACAGTGCAGAGAACGAAATGCAACTGCTGACGCTTATCACGACGCCGTTCCTCTACTCATACGCTCAGGTGACAAGCTCGGACGCTGCCAACGCAGTCATCAAAACATGGACGTTGCAACCTCTGATGTGCAAGCAAACAACGGAGACCATTTCGGCGCGAACTTGCTACGTCATGTACAACACGTACCTGAGTGCGGTCGCACAACTCTTCTACGCTTGGCGTGGGGGGTTCAATGTGATGATCGACATCGACTGCTGCAAGTCTGAGAACATGAAGCTCAAGTTCACCATTCCGCTGACCGGAACCACGGACGACACAACGGCCGCGAACCTGATGACGAAGATTGTCGACGTCAAGGGCCCAACGCGTGTCAAGTTCTACGTGCCGTTCTTTGCAAGGACAACGTATCTGCCGGTCGGTTCAGTGACGAGCAACGTGAGTGGAATACCTTCCCAAATCGGCACCACGCTTCAAATGCGCGTCTTCACCCCGATCAACAGCATGA